ACCGATTTGATTACCCGCACCGTCTAATGTGCGAACATAAGCCTTATCTGCGCTTTCATAATCAGAATATTCCATTTCTTCTTCTTCTTCACTTTCATCAGCCATTTCCATCGTTTCTTCCGTTTTAGGTTCAGCCATTTCTAATGTTTCCTTTCCTTCTTCTTCTTCTTCCTTTCTCAACGTATTGACTTCTTCCATCAATGCGTCTAATTCTTCTAATGCTTTTTCTAGTTTATCAGACATTTTTTCACTTCCTTTATCCTGTTTTAGAATATCGAACCTCGCTTCGGGATTAATTCCTTTTTCGCATATTGTTACTTCATGGAGTTCTAACTTACTAATTTCGTTATATTCTCCTAATTCGTCGTGGTTTTTCTTAGACTTTTTTAATGCCTGTCCACCAATGCTAAAAGACCTTAATGACCCTTTGCGAATACCTCTACCAACTTCTTTGGCTTTTTCTATATCATCTCTTAATTTGATTACAACAAAGAATCCAACATCATCTACTTCTGTTTTCCACAATCTCCCTGTTTTATCTCTATATGAATCTACTACTTCTCCGACTTGAACATTTGAATGATTTGTCATTACATTTCTATATTCGGGCTTTGACATAAATTTTTGAACTGCTTCGTTTAATGCTTTAATCGTGATTAAATCATTTTGCTTATCTACAATTTCAATCGAAGCATAACCACCAATCATCAGTTCATCACTTTTAATGATGATAAAATCATCATTTCTGGATGAACTTATACTGATGCTCATGTCGTTCAAATCAGTTTATCTGAGTTGAGTATATAATACCCACGCATTATTCAGTCGGTATGGTCAAGGAGTTAAACCTATCTTCATAGATATTCCACAATCCCTTGTCCTCATCGTCGTCAGCAGGTTCTTGTTTATAGCCAGTCCAAGCAATCCACATTTTGTCGCCTTTACTCTCTACAACCCTAAAATGAATTTTAGTTTGAAATTTATTACCATTTAAAAAATATTCATGATAACCTTCTTTTTGAACACCCAATTTCACAGAACCAGAATCAACTACTTTTTCTCTTGAAGAAGTCTTTGCTATTTCTGCTGGATATTTACCTGCTTTACCAAACAAATCAAATATGTTGTCATCACTTTCTAGTTTCACAAACCAATTAATTGTTTCGTCATCTAATTTCATAGCGATGTTTAAGTTATCATCTTTTCTAAGATATACTTTAAACTTACCTTCTCTATATTTTTCTGGAGTTTTGTATGCTTTTAGTAACTCAGGTTCTTTAATAATTTTATCCTCTTCAGCAAAGAGTTTTTTGGTTTTTGTATCGTAGCCAATACCATCTCTATTTTCAAACCAATCCTTAACTTTTGACATTTTTCCTTCAAGAATATCCTCATAAACTGAACTGTGTTTCTTTGTTAAGAAATTGTGAATTTCTTTTGGTTCTTTTGAACCCATGTCCTTAAGATAATTAAAAACAATTTGAGTCAATTTAGATTGCTTAGTCTTCATAATCTCTTCGACTTTTGATTTCCACATATCCATATCAATTATAGCATTCTTAGACATTAGGTTACTTTCATCAAAGCCGTAGATTGTAAAACCATCTAAGTCTGATTTTACAATAATATCTGCTTCACCGTGTATGTGGTCTGTAATTCTAATTCCCTTTTCTAGTGCCTTTACATCATAATTTAATGACTTCTTAGTATCTTGAGAAAGCATTTCTAATGTTACAAGTTTATCAGGATATTCGACTTCGGGAACTTCAATGACCTTCGCAGAAAACAAAGTATATCTATCTCCATTCTTTTTGACTTCATCAACCTTAACTCGAATAATATCTCCAACGTCTACTTCTATTTTTGTATTGAGAGCCTTTCCAACATTCATGTAAGTTTTTCCTTCTATTTCAGTAAAGAATTTACCTTCGCCTTCTGCTGGCCCTGCACCTAAAGTATAAGAATTGAGATTAGATTTCGTAGTCCTCTTATCTAAGACAATCAAATCTAAATCAACAAACTTCTTCCATTTAATCCATTTAGGATTCTTTTTTGTTCCTATAAAGTATGTTGATGTAGAATCTTTGATTACTACTCCTTCTGATGTTGGCATCTCCATAATTTCTTTTGAATATTCTTCAACATCTTTTAAATTATCAGCAGTTCGAGTATCTTTCTTTGAAGGGAACTCTATTGCTTCTGTGGAATGTGATGCGTAATTGTTAAATAAAATTGTAATTCTATCCTTTAGTTCTTCTTCAACAAGGTTTTGCTCATTATGTCGCATAATATCAAAAACGTGCGCTCTTACCTTTGCATCGGGATATTTACCTTTAAAAACGTGTGCGATTGTATCAGCCCGATGCAGGGCTTCATCGCCATCAAATAGAATTAATTCTGCATCAAGAATACAATCTCCGTATTTCTTTTTCTTTAATTCTTTGACTTGTTCTTGACATTTATCTGAAATATTGTTTCCATTGTATGAGAATACTTTTACGTTATCATCTATCTTATGTAATTGTATTCTCATACCATCATACTTTTCTTGTATGACATATTCTCCACTAAAACCCTTTAATTCCTTCATATCATCAATTTCAAAGATTCGATACATAGGTTTGTTTGGAACTAAAAAGTCCGACTCAGCCTTTTCGTCTTTCGACTTTTCAGCCTTCTCGATACCTTCAATGTCTTTCAGTTCATCGAATTCTTCTTCGCTATACTTGGAGAAGAATAAAGTCTCTAATATCTCTAAGGCTGATTTAACTTTGCTTTCAACCTTCTTTGAGTCTTTTTCATCCCCATACTGTTCGATAATATAGAGGGCTATATCCTCTTCATCTATGTCAAGCCCCGTTAGACCCTCCGTTATCGTGTCGGGTTGCATATCTTTAATGCTCCAAATCTCTTTTGGTAGGGCTTTATTGTCAGCCCTTAGAGCATAGTGGACAAATTTAATCATAGTTTCTGGAGATTCAAGTAATGCTTCAAGAACATCGCCTTTGAAGTTTTTAGCAAAAGGGTCTTCAATTAATTCAGAACCAAAACGCATTTCTTTAATACCGTTGTAAATCTTTTCAGCGATATTACTTGTTGGGTCTTTTGCTTCTTTGTTTTCTAATTCATCTTCTTGTATGAATTGTTTTAATTCTTTGCTGAATTCATTAAGTTCTTCATAGAGTTCTCTAATGTCATCAATTGCTTTACGCCACCTATTCCCATATTCTTTGGGGTCGGTGCGAGCAGATAGATAAGCGACTCTTGTTTTCTCGAAAAGACGTATAATCTTTTCAGAAGAGTCTTTATCCTTTTCAATGAGAAGAGGCATGGCAAAATCAACCTAAGTTTCTTCGTCGTCTATATTTAGGGTCATCAAACATTTTTTCTTGTGTTTTTAAACTCTTTAAGTCATCTTCTAAGTGCTTTAATACCTTATTAGCATCTTCCATAACTTCTTTCTCAAACTCCTCATTCATCATACTATAAGTCCTAAGTGCTGGCATATATGCACTTTTAAAGTATGCAATTAGTTTTTCTTGCGCTTTTATTTTTCCGCTATCAGAAGGTCTATCAATTTGTCTTTTCTTTAGAGTTTCACCTGCCAAACCATAGCCTTCTTTTTCTTGAGTTTGATTTGTAATCTTTGAAGCATCTTGAACTTTAGGTCTTGTAATCTTTTGTACTTCTACCGTAGTATCAACTGGATTTACTTGAGTAGGTTCTATATTCATTCTTTTTTTATCGCTTAATTTTTCTTTAGCGAGTCTTGCTTTCTCAATGGCTAAAGTAACCATTCTTTCTTCTTTTGTTACTCTTTCGGGCATATTACTGACCTCCTACCTTTTCCACCATTTTGTGAATTTCAGACCATTCCATGTTTGCTACATCACCAACGGGTGAAGCAATCTTATTATCCATTGTTGGAGTAGGACTTTCAGAAACAACAAGACCAGACTTCATTAGCAAATTATCTTTTGCATAAACTGTTCTTTCCAATGTTTCAATTTTATCTGTTAAGGCTTTCAATATAGCCAAAATATCATTACTTACTTTATCTTCTTCTGTCATCTCAATCATCCTCTATTTTTTCTCCAATCTGTTTAAAGTGAGGCCCATAATTTTGTCTAGCACAAGAATTGCATAATTTTTTCATAGGAGGGTAATATCTAATTGCACGAATAGATTTTCTTTGTCCACACATTTCACAATTAAATGCCTTTCTTGTTACATTTCTTGCCTTTGATGGAACATTAGAAGTTGTTTTCTTTCTTTTATATCTATCGATTATCTTTCTTCTTTCCTCATCACTTATTTTAATAATATTCCACCACATTACTTTTTTCCTCCCTTTTTACCTTTAGGATAGATTAAATCTCGCAATTGGCGATAGAGTAATTCATACTCCTTACGAAGTTTGGATGCGGAGGCTACTATATCTACGTTGCGCTCATCCATACCTTTCATTTTCTTCTTTAGTTTGTCATCTGATTTAATAAAGTTTAATGATTTAAGTTCGCCTACTAATTCACCTAATTTAGTAAAGTCTTGACCAAAAAATTCAGTTGGTTCTGCCGACTGCAAAATTTTCTTAATTCGCTTTTTTTGCTTTGGATTCAATGTGTCCAAAAGTTCTTTCTTTACTTCTTTTTCTTTGAGGATGAACTCCTCGCCTGTTTCATAAAAATCCCATGTCATCTTACTCATTCTCCTATATATTTTTCTAGTTGTCTATTGTCTTCTTTAAATTGACTAATTACATTTTCTCTTGAAGTAATCACATTTTTTATTTTTTTATCTATTTCTTCACTTTCTCCCAATCTTTTAAGGTCATCAGTATTTTTATTTTCTAATCTTGTAATTGCTTCTTGAACCGCTTTTATTGCCCTTAGAACTACACCTTTAGTTTGTTCATCAAAATTTAATTTACGTTCTTCTCCTTCTCTTAATGGGCCAATTAAATTAGATGTTTCAATGTCCTTTTTATCAATACCATATTCTACTAATTCATTAACTTGTCGAACCAAAGCATCGGCAGTTGGTTTAAGCGATGGGAATACTCCTGTTGTGAATACTTTACTATCTAAATGATTAATTATCTGTTCTTCAAAGTTATCTTTGTTAAACATTCTATTGAATACTTTTTGTGAAAGTTTTACGGTGCTTTGCACTTCTTGGCCTTTTAATGAAAGAAACTTAGATGGGCCTTTTCTTCCGACCAAACCAGTAGTATCAGTAATTGCATTAATCTTTGTAATAATCTTTCTTAAGACTTTTTCTTTATCATAAGTGAACATTTCATCTTTTAATGGTTTGAGTTGAATTTCTCTAGGGTCTTTGACAAAAATACTTAATTGTTTGATTGTATCTTTAACAGTAGCAATCTCAGCGACATCGTTGTTTACAATTAATTCATTGTATGCTTCTAATACTCCAATGAATTTTTCTTCGTATTCTCTAACCTTAATTGCAACGTCTGAGTTTTGTTTAAATTCAGGGTCATCATCGTTAGGTTGAGAAAACATACCTTTTAGAAGTTTTCTAGCCTTCTTAATTTTTTCATTTTGAGAAAGTTCATATTTCTTGTATTCAGAAATTGTCCTTTCAAATGATTCTTTAATTTGTGCCTTTCTACCAGCAGAATCGGGTGATTTTTCTCTAGAAGATAAAAACATTCTAAATACATCAGAAGCAAGAATATCATCTAATTGTTTTTTTATGCCTTCATCTTCTATATTTTCTCTTAAAAAAGAAATATTTTTTCTTAGTTCATCAGGAGAATATTTATCTTTGTTGAGATACCTTTCCTTTTCAAGTCTTAATACTTCTTCTATGGATTCCACCGCATTATCTCTTATTGTATTCAAAAAATCTTCCATAAAGTCTTCATCTAATACAGAAACAAGAGCATCTGTTTGTTCCTTTCCAGAAGGAAACAGTTCAATTTCTTCTTCT